GGATCCTCCATGGCCTTCGTCACGCCGCCGGCGAGATTGGCCGCGGTGCCGCCGATCCCTTCGCTGCGGTCGAGAACGCCGCGCGCGCGGCCGCGCTTGGCCTGGTCGCGGGCGAGATAGGGTGCAAGGATCTGCTCGCGCGATCCGGGCAAGTCCGACATGAAGCCCGGGCGGCCCTGCCGGATCCGCGCCACTTCGGCGACCAGCGCGTCGCCGACCTGGTCGCGACTGCCGTCGTCGAACAGGCCCATGGCCGCATAGACATTGACTGGCGCTGCGGAACCTATGGTCTGGTTTCGGCTGATCTTGCCATAGGAGGGCGGAAGGAACAGCGGCAACCCTTCCTGCCGCCGCACCGCATTGACCGCCTCGAGCGTGCTACCGAAAGCTTCGTCATAGAGCCGATCTTGATAATCGGTGTTATCGGCGTCCTGCAGGTCGCGCGCGGCGCGATAGGTTTCCGAGAGCGTCGACGGCGCCCGGTAGGGCTCGGGCGCTTTCAGCTCAACATCGTCGTTCGCATATGCGGTAAATGGGCTGCTTGCCATCGTCAGACCCCCGACGCGCGCGGCTGCGGGCCCTTCGGCACCACCGCATCTTCAAATTTCATCCTCCCCGGAGGGGCGCCATAGAACGCGCCCTGCGGCTTGACGGGCTGTGCCTTTGGCACAGCGGCCGCTGGCGCCAGCTTCGACACGTCGATCGAATATGGCGTGCGCCCATCCTTCCTCACAGCGACCTCGCCCCGCCGCGAAACGAAGCGATAGCGGCCATCGGGCTGCAGCTGGGGCACAAAATTGGAACGCAATTCATTGCCGCCGATTTTGCGCCCCGACGCATCATATGCCTCGGTTGGCTTGAAACCGCCCAAGCGGGCGTCGAATTGCTGCTGCGACATGTCGGAGGGCAGCATGATTTTGGCGTCGTTCCACTCGCCGATGCCGCCCGTCCTGCTATGAACATTCCCGCCGAGCGCCTCGCGCACCGCGCCGCGGAAAAGCTTCGGGTCGAATTCATCCTTGCCAGCACGCGAGGCCGCTTGGCGGTATAGATCCTTGGCAGAGAGATAGGCCGCTTCGCGCGAAGCTTCCGGCAATCGCGCCAACGCGTTCCCCGTGCTGTCGCGCCAGATTAGCGACGCCTGATCTTCCGGCACCGGATATTCTTTGCGTAGCCCCTTGCCGCGAAAAATCCCTTGCTGCACTTCGGGACGCAACCCCATCGAATAAGCGAATAGCGCGTCTCCAGGAAGAACCTGCTGCGCCGCCGCCTTCGCAGCCATGGGGCCCAGCGCGCGAAGCTGCCGCGCGACGGCGAGTTGCCCCGCAGGCGTATCGGCGTTGGCCGCGAGTTGCGTCGCCTCTTCATCGCTGAGATACTTCGCCGGCACGCCCATGGCGCGCGCGGTGGCGTCGGCAGCCTTGCGTCGCGCCGCGACCGATGCTGGATCGGCCCAGTCGACCGGCTCGACGCGGATACCCATCGCGGCGCCGGCGGCGAGCGGATCATTGGCGACCTGCTTTTTCCGTTCGATCAGCAGCTTATCAAGCGCCGCACGTTCCGCGACCAGCGCAGGGTTGCCCTTGTCGCCCGCTTTCGCGAGCTCGGCGTCGATGATCTTGATGCGCTGGTCCATCTGCGCCGGCGTGGCGCTCGCCCATTCCTTGTTGACCTGCTTCCCTACATGCGCGTCGTTCAGGTCGCGCACCCTCTTGTCGAGGCCGCTGCGCGTCGCGCGCGTCATTGCCTCGGCATAATCCTCGTCTTCGACGGGATAGCCGCGGTTGATGCGATCGAGCACATCGTCGACATATTCGACGTCCTCGGCCTTCGCCGCTCGCGCGGCCGCGTCGGCCTCAACCTGTTTGCGGCGGATATCGCTGTCGGCTTCGGACAACACCGCCTCCACCTGCTCGCTGGTCAGCAGCGTGTCGAATGTATGGCTGTCGATCATCGCCTTGCGGGCTTCCGGCTCCTGGCTGCGCAGCCAGGCGAAAGTCGCTTTCTGCGCAGCGCCTCGCCGCCATTCGAGCACGGCGCCTTCGGGGATGCCCTTCGGCACCTCGACGGTTTCGATCTCGCTCAAAGTCTCGACATAGTCGGCGAGAGGTTTGCCGCGCACCGAATTTGCCATGGCGTCGGCCGAGGCGTCCATCTGGTCGGCCATCAACTTCGCCGTGGATCCGCGCTCGAACGCGTCGGCCTGCACCGCCCGCTCGGCTTTCCAGTCTCCCAGGCGCGACGAATAGGCCTGGCGCAAACCTTCGTGGCCGATCGACGCGAGAAATTCCTCGCTCTGCTTGGCGGCGAGCTCGGTCATCGATTTCGCATAACCCGCTGCGCCGGGACCGGCATTGGTGCGCGCTTCATTGTCGGCAAGCCCATAGGCTTCCTTCAGCTGCGCCATGCGCAACATGGCATCGGTGGCCTGCCGGTCATATTCGCGTTGCGTCTCGAGCTTGCGATCGTCGATCGCCGCGCGGCCCGCGACGCCGCCGGCGCCGGTCAGAGCATCGCCGACCCCCGCGCCATAATCTTCCGGCGTCGCCATCGGCAACGCGGTAGCGGTGCGCTGCGGTGAAAGCTGCGGCGCATACCCGCCAAACAAGGGATCAGCCATTTTTCGCGCCTGCTTTGGCGGCTGCCCCGGAGTTGCCTACCGTGTAACCGTCAACGCGGCCCGCCGCCGCATAGTCGGATTTATAACCGGCAATCTGGCCCGCGGCGCCGATCAGGCCCTCTACGGCCTGGAAGACGGCCGTGCGCTTGATTTGCTTCGCCTGCATATCGAGCCCGCTCGCGCGGCCTTCCGACGTTCGGCGCGACAACATGATATCGAGCTCGCGATTGATCAGGCTCTCCTCGATCGCGGTGCGCGCGGATCCGGTGCCGGGCTGGAAGCCGCTTTCGGCGATGCCCATGATCTGGCGCCCCATCGCAGCGCGGGCGCTCGAGCGGATCCGCTCGACCTCGGCGACGCCCAGGCTGCGTTCCTCGGCCGCCTGCGCCTTGACGACGCCGGCATTGTGCTGCGCGGCCTGGTAACCGCCGACCGTCTTCACCAGGGATCCCGCGATCATCAATGGAATTGCGGCTTGCGCCATTAGCTTACCCTCTCGAAAAGCCAGTAATCCTCCGAATGCGGCCCCCATTTGCGGAGCAGCACCCGGCGTTCGAACCCAACGCGCTCGAGCCAGCGGCCCTCGGCGGGATAGGCGTTGCGGCAAAGCGCCTCGATGCGCGCCCATGGTCCCGACTGGATTTGCGCGCGCATAAACCGGATGACGGCCGCCTGGGCCCGGGTGCTATCGGCGAACTGGCGTGAGAATATCGCCCAGGCCGACGCCTGCACATCGGCGAAAACCTGGCCGAACCCGGCACAGCACAGCACGCTGCCATCCTCGCCGATCGCCGACCAAGCTGGCCCCATTGCCTGCAGCTCGATTCCGTGGCGGATATTCTTGATCGGCTCATAAATCCCGAACTGCCCTTCGACATTCGGTTGCTGGTCGAGCGCGAGCACGTCGAGCGGCAGCAGCTGGCGGATCTCCACCTTCATTGTTCGCCCACCTCGAGCTTTTTCACGATCGCCGGCATTACCCAGGGGAAGGGTGAGCGATCTTCGAAGGTCACCTGCCCGCGGCGACTGTGCCCGCCGCCGATCGATTTCGCCTCGGTCCAATCCGAATATAGCGATGGACCGCTATCCATCGGATCGGATGCCTTACGGTTGACCAGGCGATCGAGCTTCCCGCCGCGATCGCCCGCCCTCACGCCGAAACTGTCTAGAAGGCTCGCCACGACGTTGATCACTCGTTTGATGCGACCAACCGACGTCCCGTCGCGCAGCGGCACATCAGGGCGCAGCGTCGTGTAGCGCGCCGTATAGAGGCGGCCGATCAGCACGCGGCTGCGCGCCTTGTCGAGCGTCAGCGTGCCATCCAAGGCTACGGTCATCACCGGGAGTTCAGCGCCGTCGGCGAGCACGCCAACCTCTTTCCCAGCCAAATGCTCAAGTCCGCTGAAGACGGTAGCGGGCGGACCGTCATAAGCCAGCGCGCTGTCGAGGTGACAGCCATCTTGCGCGGCCAGGCCCGCATCTTCGTCCCACCAGTCGGCGAGCTGCTCGATCGACTTCTCACCTTCGCGATCAACCAGTATCCACACGTCGTCGCGCTGGCCATCGGGCGACGGCGTGGACACCTGGCTAAGGATCGCGGCGTCCTCGAGCTCAAGCGTCGGGCACCAGCCTTTTGTGTCCTGGGCGGGATTATAGGGATGCGACGCGGCGGTGCCGTCGTTCTTCAGCATCCACAGCAGCTCCTCGGGCTCAGCCTGGTAGCAAAGCTGGCGGATCCCGCCGCGCGTAATCTGGCGCGCCCAAAGCGTCATATTGTCGGCGAGGTAGCGATCCTGCCCGAAATCATAGGTCGCCGCGCGAAGCTTGCGGCCGCCGCGCTGCGCAAAGATCAGCTCGGCCGCTGTCGCCAGCGGTTCGACCTGTTTGGATCCATGCCCGCTTTGCGGCACGATCTGCAGATTGTCGGCCGAGATCCGCTCGCTCGGATTGATCGGGCCGATCGCATACTCGCCGCTCGCTGTCCCGATGATCATCGCCTGGCGATCGGGGCGCACCCAGAGCGCACGATCGGGAATGTCCATGCGCAGCCGGATAGCCTGGTCGGGCGAAGCGGCGCCGCTTTCGTCGAACTCGCTGAAATCGCGATATCCCGCGGACACGCTGCCGGCGAGCTCGTTATCGCGGAACAGCCACATGCGGCCGCGCCATAGGCAGCAAAGCTGCGGATAGCCCGCGTCGGCCGAGAACAGACTATGCGCCCAACGGCGCGTAGGCGTAGCGGCCAGCGAGAGCGGGATCGCGCGCTCGACGATGCCGGTCATCGTGTTCGCGTCGGTGTATCCGGTGATGCGAACGACCCCATAGCGATCGTGGCGATAGCGCCATTTGACCCCATAGGGGCCCTTGCCGTTGATATCGGTGCCGACATTGTCGCCGTCCCATTGGTCGCCGCGAAGGTGAAAAGGCGCCTCCGTTCCGGTTCGACCTGCGGTAACGGCTTCGTAGACGCGGCCCTCGCTACGGCGCAGATTGGTCGCGACGATACCGTCGAGCCCGGTCTGCCAGGCCATGACATCGGCAAAGTCGCCCGCCTCGACCAGCATATGGCCGCCGATCATATTCGCATTGAACCGGTTGCTGTTGGCCTCGAGCGTCACGGCGCCGCCGACTGTCAGCACCCCCGATACGGTCACCGTTTTGGTTTCGTCGTCGTTGATATCGCCAAAGGGGCCGCCCTTCAGCTGCTCGATGACATAGCTGAAGGCGTCGGCCGCGGTGCGGCGGAGCGATGCAAACGGATAGCTGCCGTGCGCCAGATACTGGACGTCGAAGCTTTTCCAGCGCCAGACTGTCGGCGCATGCGCGGCGGTATAGGGCACCACGACTTCGACCGGATCGCCGCCCGCCTCGAGGAGAGCATTGTTCGTGACGAAGCGGATCTTGCCCTCGCTCCACACCAGAACATAGGATTGCGTCGCGCTGAAGGTATATGGCGACAGCCAGGCCGACGTGGCGAGCGCCGCGGCGCGGAACCAGGTGCCGGGCCGCTTGACGATCGCGCCCTCGACCGACGCGGCCATGTTGCGGATCTCGGCGCCGGCGATGTTATAGATCGACAGGCTCGGGCGCGATTGAAGCCGACGCGACACTTCGCCGCCGTTGAAGCTGTCCTGCAGCCGGTACGCGGTGGTCCCCATCAGCCGGGATAGCTGCCCGGATAGGACGGCCCTCCCTCGTGGCGCGCGGTCACCCAGCTGCTGTCCATCATGTCGACGGGGGGATTTTCGCGGCCATCGACGCCCGTCGCTTCACGGATCGCGGCGACATAGGATGACCAGCTATCCTGTTTGCGGCCGCGGTCGCCGGTCAAACGGTCGCAGACCTGGAACGCCAGGCGGCAAGCGAACGCCTCGACGAACAGCGCATCCCAGTCCCCGGTTTCGGCGATGCGCGCGACATAGCGGACATCGATCGGCCCCGGCGTGTCGCAGAGCAACCGGCGGCTGCCCTCGAGCGACCATTTGCGCTGAACGATCGTGTCGAGCTCGTCGATGTCGAGGCGGATAAAATCGTCGGGAAGCTGATATTGGTGCGCGAAGCCAAAGGCCGGTGCGTCGAGCAAGCGCGAGATCTGCACGCGCTTCATCGCGAAATTCCAAAGGTGGCGGCGAAGCACCGCGTCGCGGACGCTATTCCAGACCGCCTTGATCGATCGCGCGGGCTTGGTGTCGTCATCGGGATCGATCAGCTGATCGTCCTCGCCCAGCTTCGACAATGCCAGGTTGGAAATCGCGACGCGATCCATGTCACCCCCGCCTCACCTCAAAAAGGCAAACCGGGACGGCTGGAGGTGTATCAGCCGCCCCGGACGCGCCTGGCAAGGTCAGACGGCGTCGGAATAGAAGATGTCGACAACCAGGTAATCGGCGCTGGTCGGAGCCGCGGCGGCGCCAACGGTCGCGATCAGCGTCTTTTCTTCAGCAAACGGCGCGGCCGCGATGCCCTCGGCGATGCCGAACAAGGTCGGAGTGTCCGCTACCGTAAAGATCGCGGCAGCGCGGAACGCCGTGGGGTCGCCGACGATGCCGATCGCGAGCGTCGCTGCGGCGCCGAAGGTGGCTTTTGCGGTGATGACGCCAAAGGCGAACGTCGCACCCGGGGGCAGCTTGCCCAACGTGATGGTGTCGGCGGCCGCCTGACCGTCATAGTCGATCGTTGCGCGGACGCGCTTGAGCTTCGCCTGGTGATGGCGGCCGTCCGACTTCGAATAGTTGTTGGTGCCGAGCGAATTCGCGGTTTCGCGAGAAAAGCTGTTAGCCATGATGTTGCTGTCCTTTTAAAAGTTGACCCTTGGGGGACGCCGCTACGCGGCGCCCCGCCCGGTGCGACCCAGGCCTAAGCCTCGAGACACTCGATATAGCCGACCTTGCCCTCTTCGCTGCGGGTCGCTGCCACCTGACGGCGGGCATAGACCTGGGCGGAGAAGTGCTTCGTCGGCAGCTGGTCGATGCTCGAGAAGAGCTCCTCCCACATCACGCCGTAGATGCCGCTCTTGGGATAGAACGGCACCTTGCGGTAACCGCCACCCGTCAGCGACAGCGAGGCCGCTTCCTTCAAGCGCGGATTGCTGAGCTCGATATGCGCGAAGTTGAAGCCGAACAGCTTGCGGACCATGCCGTTGGTTATTTCGGCGCCGGTGGCGCCGTAATCCTTGTTGACCGTCTCGATCTGGCCGAGCAGGTCGCTGTTCTGCTTCGCTGTGATTGGCATCCACAGCTCCTCTTCGTCGAGATCGACGTCGTTGGCGCGGAGGATCTCGTTCGCGGCATTGAGCTTCTTGATGGTCAGGCCGACGTTGCCGCCGCCGCCTTCGTTCACCGGAACGACATTGTTGCCGTCGAACGGCGTCAGGATCGTGCCCTTCAGCCCGGTCTGTGCCGTGCTGAAAATTCCGGTGATGATCTCGGCATCGGTGCCGCGGCCGATCGCCGCCGAGCCGGCGCGCACATAAGCGCCCTCGATGTCGATGCCCGACGCCAGCTTGTCTTCCTTGTCGACCAGGTCGGCATAGACGATCGGATCGGGCATGGCGATCCAGCGGCCATCGTGCGGCGTGTCGACATACTGGGTGTCGGCGTGGCGGGACTGCTTCTTGTAGTAATCGGCTTCGCCGATCAGATCGTCGAGCTTCATGAGCTCGCCCGACCCGGGAACGACGGTAACCGTCTTCAGCAGTCGGCTATCCTTCTGCTGCAGCGCCAGCTTAACGCTGTCGCGGTACTTGGTGCGGTGCATCTGCGTAACGAACTGGGACATGGTGGCCTCCTCAAATTTCTGGAATTTGCGAAGGGCTTGGCGGCGCTATGGCCGGGCCTCTCTGGCGGGTGACGTCCCGCTTGGACGGGGCCCTTTCTCGTGCCCCTTAGTCCGGGCCTGGCGATGCGGATGCACGCTGGCTTGGCGAACAGGGGCGGCATAACTCGGCATGCCGCCCCCGCTCCAAATGATCGCTATCCCTGGGCCTCGCGCTCGCGCGTCTCGGCGGCCGCGACGATCGAAAGCAGATGGTCGCGCTCGGCCTTCAGCTTGGGATCCGATTTGAGTTTCTCGAGGTAGCCATCGGTCTTGCCGAGCACATCGAGCTTCGCCTGGGCTTCCTCTTTCGACAGGCTGAATTTGGGGCGGCCACCGGCGTCGAGCAGGATATCCTCGCCCATTCCCATGCCGAGCTTCGCGAACAGTGCGAGCGTCTTCTTGGTGCCGAGCCCGGCCTCGATGCCGGCGATGTCCTCGCCCGTCATCTCGAGCAGCCGCATCGCCTTGTTGCCGGCGGCGATATGCGTGTTGAACTTGTCGCCGACCTCGGATTTATATTCGGCGACGCCGGCGTCGCGCTGCTGCACCTGGCCAGCTTCGTGCTGCTCCATGATCCCGCGCATGTAAGCGTTGAACGGCTCAGCCATGGCCGCGAACATGCTGGCGGGGACGCCCGCCTTGAACGCGGCCTCGCGCATGACCTTCGCGAGATCGTCGTTAACCTCTTCGCCCTCGCCGAGCTTCAGATCATATTTGTCGGCCGCTTCGGGACGGCCGATCGCCTTATGAAAGGCCTCGACGGCTTCCGGGCTGTCGCCTTCCTTCGGCAACACGATCTTTTCGCCGTTGCGCAGCTGGTTCTCGAGCTCGCGATAGCTCGACACCATCGCGTCGGGATCCTTAAAGCCCTTTGACTTCACCCAGTCGCGGCTCGCGGTCTGACCTTCACCCGCCGGCTTGTCGTTGAAAATCCCGATCCACTCGGGCGGCGCCTCGCCAGCACCCCCGGCAGCTGCAGCCGCGGCCGCCGCAGCGGCTGCGTCATCGCCGCCACCCTGCCCGCCGAGCAACCCTGCAGCTCCACCGCTTGCAGCTGCTGCCGCGGCGGCCGCTGCGCCATCGCCTTCGCCTCCGGCGGCACCTGCCGCCCCGGTTCCATCACTCATCGCTCACCTCCACAAATGGGGCTATGTCTTCGCCCCTGATACCCAACATGGTCAGGATCCGCAGCGCGACCTCGCGCCGCCCCTCGAGCAGCGCGTGCGCGCGCGGATCCACTTCGAACGTCGATCGATCGACGCGGCAAAATTTCCGGAGATCCGCGAGCACCTTGCGGCCCGAAAGGCTGACAGTGCCGTCGCTGTCGAAAAATAGGCGCTGGTAGTGCATGGCGCGTCGCGCGTTCCATGACCGCTGCAGGAGCGCCAGGACGTCGGGCGCCTCCGGATCAAATACCAAGCGCCGTCTCCTCGCCGCGCGCGGCCGACAGATCCTTGACCGCGCCGGCGCCGAGCGCGAGCTGCTTCAACGTGTTGTCGACCTCTTGCTGCTGCGCGCGCGCTTCGCCCTTTGCGGTGACCTCGTCGGGGGTCGACAGATACGCCTGGCGAACAGCAAGCGATTTCGCGAGCTCGCGCGGGGCGCGCTGCCAGTTGACGACGTCGTAAACCTCGGGCCCGGCGATCGAGGCCGCGGGCGTGAGCATTTCGATAAAGCGTCCAAAACCGAGCGCCTCTTCGGCCTTCGCTGCACGAGTAAGCGGGTTGTCATAGACGAGTTTGACCTGTGCCCCCTCCTCGCGCATTTCAGGCGGTGGCGGCGGGATCGTTCCGCTATCGAGCAGGATCTCGAGCTCGCGGGCCGTCTGGGGCGACAGCCACTCGGTTTCGCCGCGGCTCGCGCTGGGCGACATCAGCATGCCGACCATTCGCGTTTGCTCGAGCACTTCGGTTGCCGTCATGCGGTCGCGCCGCTCGAGCACGAGCGAAAAGACAGTTTCGAGGAACGCGTCGCGGATAGGCTCGCGCTCATTGTTGAGCAGCTCCATGCCAAGCGGCAGATTGCCGCCGGTCTGCAGCGGCACGACCATCGGGCTACCGTCGAAGCCGAGGCCGCCGACGTTGATCCCGCCAGGCTTGGTCTGGATCCGCGACAGCACCCCATCCTCGGGCGTCAGAAGCGGCGGATCGACGGCCTTGTGCCCCGCGCGAAGCAAGGTCTTGACCATCTCGTTGACGGTGCGGATCGAACCGAGCACCTGCATGGCAGGCGATCGCCCATAACGCTCGCGAGGGCCGGTGACGTACCGCGCGAACGCGATCGGCATCGTCTCATATCCGCCCTCGCGTAGCTGCGCCTTGTCCTCGACGCAGATATAGCGGCTTTCCCAGGCCATGCGACGAAAGTCGAAGCGTCCGGGGTCGCGCTCGGCCCGCGGGCGGATGACGTGCAGGAACGTGAATTCCTGGCTGAGCTTGTTTTCCGCGATCGCCTTCTGGATCGAGGGCGTGAGATTGTCGGGGCCGAACATTTGCCGCGCCTGGCGCGCGGTCCGCGTGAACTTGCGGTGGACCGTGTCGATGCGACCGGTAAAATCCTCGTCGACGAACACCTCGGCGAGGTGAAGCGTCTTGTAGAACATCCCCAGGCCGGGCCGATGATCGGTCCACAAAGGCGCGTTGCCATATGTGCCGATCGACCGGATGCACATTCCCGCCTCGGTTTCGAAACCGGCGATCGGCCGATATCGAGCACCGAACAGCAGATCGGTGGCCTTCTCGGCCCACTGCTGAAAGGCGGGAAAATCGTTCAGCGACGTGCTGGTCGACTGGACCAGCTGATATCGCTCGCCGCGCGGGATGATCATCCCGCCATAGGCGGCCTGGAAACGGTTGAGCCCGGTCGAGGCAGTATGGTCAAAGATCGTGGTCCCACGGACCCCGCCCTTCGCCGCCTGGGTGAAACCGCCCTCGCCGAGCGGGTTGACCCGCTCATCGATTTCACGCCAGGCAGGCTCATAGGGCAAGCGATCGCTTTCGAGCTCGATCTGCCTCTGCAGGATCTCTTCGACGATCGCATTGTCATTCATCGCGCGGCCTTCCTCAAATCAGCCGAACGACAGCTGGCCGCGCTTGAACTCGAGCTGCTGCCCGGGGTTGAGCCCGACCGGCGATCCCAGCTCGTTGACGTCGAGCGGGCGCTGCCCCTGCATCAGCCAGACATGCGTCACTTGCGTGGTGCGCGGCAGGGTGTGCGTTTTGTGGACGACGGAGCGCGTCACCTGGAAGCGGCCCCCGCGGCGCGTTGCGCTCGGCTCGAGGGTGATGCTCTCCGGCTCGATCGCCTTGGTCGGCCCGCGTTCGTTGCCGAGCGCGACGGTCAGATCGTCACCCTTCGCGATCGCCGCCTCGATGTTGTCGCCAGCCTTTTCCTTCAGCTTGGCGATCTGCTCCGCAGCGTCGACGGTCTTGGGCTTCACCTTCGACTGGCGAGGCCTTGCCGCGGCGGCCTTCGTCGCCGCAGCCTTCGCGCTGGCGTCCGCGAAGCCTTCGCGTTTCGCGTTGGTTTCATCCGCGGCAGTCGGCGCGGCGGGTTTCGCCGCGTCAGCCGCCGGGGTCGGGGTCGGTTTCGTGTCCGTCATCGTCGTGCTCCTATTGGCCGACAAGGGTCTTGACGCTGGGGGCCGCGGCCTCGGCCCCGCCTGCGCCGGTGAGCATGTCCGCGGCGCCGCCACGGCGTTTGCGCAGATTGTCTTCCTTGATCGCCTCGCGGGCGACGTCGTCGCGCGTGGGCGCGGCCACGGGCGCCGGGATCTTGGGTTTTTTGAACAGGCCGACCGCCGCGCCGAGCGGGGAGATCAAGGCATTTGCGATTTTCGACATCGGTCAGCTCCCGAACGGGTTATAATCGGCGTCGACCGTTACGCCGGTTCGCTGCCCCTGCTCCAAATGATCGGCGCGGCCCGCCCCGGACATGCGGCCCCAGCCGCTCGCGACCATCAGATACTGCAGCGCGTCGTGAACGTGGCTGAATTGGTTCTTCACCGGCTTGTTGTCGTAGCGGCCCTCTTTGCCGGCGAGCGCGGTGCGGCGATATTTGTACCCGCTGTTGAAGCCGCGGCGCAGGATCTTGCACGCCGGGCTGATGACCAGGGCGGGACGATCGCCCTCGAGGATCTTGGTCAGCGGCCGCCGCACCGCCTCGAGGCGGATCGTCAAATCATTGTTCGGCACCGGCGCGGGGCGGATCTTCAACTTCGAAACTTTCGCCGCGGTCTGCAGCCAGGTCAGCTCATTGCCGGATCCATCGACGCCCTTGGTCGCCGCGGGGTCGACGGCGGCGAATTCGATCGCGAAACCCGGGAAGCGGCTAGCGAGAAGGTCGGCCAGGGCCTCGCCGAACGCCGTGGGCCCGACCGCGGCGAGCTGATCATCCTCCTCGAGGAAGGTGGCGAGCTCGGCGAGCACGATCGTTTGCCCTAGCTGGTTGCGCTGGGCGATGACGGCCGCCGGGGTCAGCCCCGCGTCCATGCCGATGCGCAGCGCGACGCCGCGGATCGGCTGGATATCGGCATCGGTGACGTGCCGCCCGTTGCTGAACTCGGGATAGACCGGCATGCCGTCGCGCACGGCGCCGAATTTGTTATGGACCATGCGGCGGCATTTGTCGGCCGACATGAGCGCGGCTTGCTTGAGGTAGTAATTGCGGCCGCCCTTGAGATTTTGGAGGTTTTCGGCGCCGGGATCGAGGCCGCCGGGCTGCTCGAAGAAGTCGATCAGCTTTTGCGTCCCGCCCGTCTCTTCGGCGATCACGGCCGCGAGCTCGGGATCGATCGCTTTGTCGACGAACAGCGAATACATGTGATTGTCTTCGTCGGGCGCGTTGAAATCGCCCCAGATCTGCGCGAGCGTGCAGCCTCCTTGAACCTCTGCAGGGTAGCGGCCGACGCGGCCGACGCCGAACTCGAGTAGATCCGGCGGCAGCAGATCCCATTCGTTGCCCCACAGGCCTGTGAGCTCGAAACCGCGCAGCACGTCCTCGACGCTATGGTCGCCGATCGCCGTGAAGATCATCTCCATGTCGATTTGGTGAAAGCCGCGCACGCCAGGCCGGCCGACATTGATCGTGAACGTGTGCGTGCGGGGCGCTTCGCCCGACCATTTGCCGATTTCCTTGGGCACCCACTGATGCCAGGTCTTAATCAGCGTGCGATCGAGGTTCGGATAGGTGTCGCGGACGGCCGCGATGCGGCACCGCTTGACGAAGCACTTGCGCGTATCGTCCCAAACCGGCCGCTGCGCGTTCGCCAGGCGAAAACAACGGGCGATCCCTGCAACCGTCTTGCCACCGCCGACCGGCCCCATTATGCCGCTGATAAATGCCGTGCTCGCGATGAAGGCCGACGCCTTCGGCCCCACCGGCATCATCTGCCTGATCGACGCCATTACACCCCTACCCCATTTGCCGGGCCCGGGAATTGCGCGACCGATCCCTTACCCCTACCCGATCCGTCGGCGTTCGCCTTCGCGGATGCATCCAAGTGGCCGAGGCGAGGGAAATCGAGCCCTTCGCATGCCATCGGCCCGAAAATGTGAAATGTCTCGGGCGCGACCCCGGGACCATATCGGGAAAGGCCGTTGGGGGGCCCCGGGGGGTGCCTCGCCGATCGGCCCAGGCAAAGGCCCCCCGGGGTGCGGCCAACGTGAAGGTGCGAAACCTGACGGGACGGGCCAGATTGCCGCTCTAGATCAATGCGATAGTGCGAGCGTTCCGAACTTGTCATTCCGAACTCCCTTCATCGACGTGCGAGAAACCCACGTTTTCCGCCGTTTCTTCGCCCGCGAAGCCCATGCCGCCGAACAGGTCGCCATCGGTGCCCGCGGGCACCAGGTCGCCGCCGTCGAGCAGGCCGCCGCCCTCGACGAAATTGATCGTCACATCGCCCTGCACGCGATGGTCGACCGCGATCGGCATCTTCGACGCGAAGAAGGGCAGCAGATTGTCGTCGCATCGGATCTGCAGCTGCGCGGCCTCGAGCTTCGAGCAGCCGAGCTCGCCGGCCAGCTGCTCGACCGAGCGCCCCAGGAAGCGCATTTGCGTCACCCCAGGCTGCGGCCCGAACTGCAGCAGATATTGCTGGAAGGCCAGATTTTGCCGGTTCTTCGACCCCGGCTTGCGGCCGCCGTCGCCCTTCAGGCGTCGGTGCTCGGCGATCGCGCGGTGCAGGTCGCCGCCCATGGCCATCTGCAGCTGCACGATCTCGGCCGCGTCGGGCAGCGACACATAGGCGTCGTTCTCGGCCAGGTCGGGCAGCTCGGGCGCGTCCCCATCGGGTATCAGGGGCAGCTGCTCGCCCGCGCTGGCGGCCTTCGCCTGGTCGAAATCGGACCGCGCCGCGTCGATCGACGCCCGCGCGCCAGCGGCATCGCCGCCGAAAATTTCGCCCGCCTCGCCCGTGCTCGACACCCCAAAACACCCCTAGATCGACGTTGAGGCGAAGCGGCTAGCATGCGCTCGAAGGCGCGCTCCAAATGACGACGATCATGGGAAGGAGGCTGCACGTTACCGCGTTACCGGTCGAAGATCGGCACGGTAACGCAAAAGGTAACGCCTAAGTCACTCTAAATAGGAAACAAATCCACACGTTACCGTTGTTACCATATATATCCATATCTCTATACATGCGCGCATGCGCGTGCGGGCGCGTGTATATTACGCGCGCGCGAGGACGGTAACACCGGTAACGGCGCAATTCTGGCAGCGATTTCAGGAGGTTAGGCGTTACCGATTTCGTTACTTTTGGCGTTACACCCCCGCACCCAAGGCGGTAACAGCCAATCGGCGCGGCCAACCCCACTTGAATGCCTCGAAAGGGGTAGGGGCGCAAGGACTATGCAT